TATTGTGAACTAAAACTGAAACAAGGTTACAGCATCACGTGATGCAAGGTTGTCTCCGTTTGACAGCGTGAATGTTTGTTGTGCCTGGGTATAAACAGGTTCAGTGTCTATGGTTGCATTAAATTCTAACACCAAATCCGCTGTCTTGGCCAACAGTTGGGCATCAGTAAAAGATGTGGATCCGTCACTAACAAAAATTTTGACTCTTTGTATTGGTCGACCTCCTGTGCCTGATGTGGCGCCAAGTGGTTGTATTTTATTGGTACCAACTTTGCTGTCTTCAGGCAAGGTGGCCCCTGTGGCAGATATTGATAGGGTACCAGTACCATCTGAACTAATTGTTGCACCACCTATGTCAAGTGTTTCACTGGACAAGAAAGCTGTTTTCCATCTTTTACTATCAGAACCCAAATCATATGTACCAGTCTCACTGGGGATCAAATGTCCATCGAACGTGAATCCAACTGCACTGTCATCTATGCTAAATGTGTTGCCGGCTATACGGATATTTTCTATTCCAACACCAACTGTGCTACTATCTTGCACAGAAAGTTTACTGCCGCTGATTTGTAGATCACCTAAGTCAGCTGATCCTCCGCCACCACTGACACCTGAACCATCAATTGTTAGTGTGTCTCCTGCAACCGTGGCCGTGATACCACCAGTGCCAACTAAGTTCAACACTCCGCCATCGGATATAGAAATAGTTGCAGATGTTGTATCGCCAAATTTAAGTCCAGTGGCACTACCTCCTGCTACCAGACTACCACCAGGGGTTACTCCATCTCCTATTCTAAGTTGGCCAGTAACGGTATCATGTGCTAGATACGTGTCCTCCAACACATGTGTGGTTATGTCTCTATTTTTAAAAGAGCCTTTGATTTTCCTAAAGGCCATATTGTGTTTACACCAGTTCCTTGAGTAAGGACTTTAAATGTTTTAGTTCGTCTGCTTCGTCGTACACACTGCGTTTGACTTCATCCTCTCCAACTTCTTCATCATCATCTGTTAGTTTATCAATCACTGGAGATTCTTTTCCTTGTGCAGCTTTGGCCATCTCAATCTCTTGTTGTAATGGTGACACCATAACATTTTCAGCTGCTGAGTCATCTGTGTCTGTGTCTTTGTTAGCCACGGATATCTTTGGATCTCCACCATCTTGTGGTATGGTTATGTTGATGGGGATCTCAACTTTGATGTCACGTTCTACTAAAAAATCTACTGCTCGCATGGTACAGCACTTATTTATTGCAAAACATTTTATGTTTGTGTAAAATTACAGCATGTATGCATTTCATCATGTGCCAAAATGTGCTGGATCAACTTTGCAATATAGGATGATTCTTGCAGAACATGAAGGTGAATTACAAGTAGGATCAACACTAGTGCGGTATGATGCGGGAGGCAGACAATGGGACTACAAAATTAAGGACGATCCTATGTACGATCCCAAAGAATCCCTGCATGAACAAACATTTCCAAGGCACAGAGGAGTGCAGGTGGATCAAGATCATTCAGATGTAATCATTGGCATGGGTCATGCAATTGATCATACTTGGCCTGGACAGCACATTACTTGGATAAGAAATCCATACGATCGAGATGTGTCACATTACAACTATGATTACAACCTTGGCAGAATAAATCGCACATGGGAAGAGTGGCATTGGCAAATGCCACCAGATTGGATGTTGTTATGGTTATACACAAAATGGTTGAAGATGCCTGAGACTGATGCACAAACAATGTACGAAACCATTATCAACTCTAAGTTAGTCATCAGACCAATTGAAACATTTGAGTCGGACTATGCAATCATATGCAAAAAACTAGGAATAAAGTGTCGTACAGTTCGTGATAATGTGCAAACTGACAAACATCTTACAAAAAAAGATTTAGATTGTTATTCTGTTGAAGAACATCAAGACGACAATGAATATGATTGGTTGTTGTATGACTCTAGTGTCCGCCACTCAAGTCTGCTGACACATCCATAAAGTTTATTAGATACCAATTGGTTCCGTCATATACCCAATTAGTGACATCTCCTGATGCTGTTGTGATATCAGATGATCCACCTTTTAATGTTGTACCAGTCACATCATAAACAACTGCGGCAGTGGATATTACAGTGATGATTTGGCCTGGGATGCCATCATCAAAAGTTGTTAGTGTTTGTGCAGAAGCATGTGTCTTCCAAAGATTGCCAGAAAGCACTGAAGGAGTTGTGTCTGAAGCGGGAAAAGTTCCAAACGTGCCACTGGTGTTAGCTCCGAATGCACTTTGATTTTGAATGCCTGTGCTGTCTCTTACTATTTTCATTTTTTATATTTATCGGTCATAAAAAAAGGGGGATAAAAAATCCCCCTCTTTGTTTTCTATATTACTTGAATGATACGTTTGAAATACTAATTCTTGCAAGATAGTCAGCGGCATTACCAAGTGATGATGCTGTGTTTGATAACTCAACATAACCATATCTTGTTAAGAAGCTAACAACCGGCTCGAATGTAGATGGATCAAGTACCACACCTGATGACATTAACGGAATGTATGGGCAGTAGAATGCTGGTGCATCTGCTTCTGATGAACCTTTGTAACCTACAAGCACGTCTGTTCCTGTTGATGCATAACCATCAACATATACTCTCATTGAGTTGTTTAAAGTACCTACAAACTTTGTGTTTGTTGGTGCTTCAAATACACCTTCAGTTGATCTTGCGAACGCTGAAGTTGTTGCTGATTGAAGTATTGTTAATGCTTCTGATGATACAACTGCGTAGTTACCAGCGCCTCTTCTTGTTCGCTGTGCGATCAAGTTGGCTTGCTGATTGATAAGCACTGCTAGTGCGGCGTGCTCGTCACCTACGAATGTTGCTGTACCTGAAACAGCAGACTGATCAAATGCAGCTGCAGCTGAACCAGCTAGTGCTCTAAGAGATGTTAGGATCTCTTGATCGATCTCAGCAGTAATCTCTTGTGCCAGTGCGGCCATGATTTCTGCTTCGATGTCGATGCCTTGCTGTGCTTGTGCATCTTGAGCCGCTTCAAAAGTCCATCTTGCTGATAGCTTTCTTGATTTGGCTTCTACAACCTGCTTTAAGATCTGCACGTTTAATTTCTTACCTGCAGTACCTTCAAGTGTTGCTGTTGCGGCACCTTTTGCAGGTGAACTGTCGTTACCTGAATAAGATGAAGCAATCTTAAATGGAGATAATGCCTCGTCACCAGCTGCGATGTTTGTAGCACCACCTGTTGTTGTGTCAGCATATCTCACTCTTAGTGTGTGGATTTGTCCAACTGGACCTGTCATAGGTTGAACACCAACTAATTCGTTGGCAATCACAGTTGGCATGACCCTTCTGATCACAGGCAAAATAACTCTGTTCAGAGTTGCTACGTTACCAGCTGATGTTGCGCCGGCAGTGGCTTGCTCTGACAGGTATTTGCGTGTGTTTTCAAGGACCACATCCAATGATTTGGCTTTAGTACCTTCAACACCTTCCATAAGTGCTGATTTGGTCTCTTGCCATTTGTGTTCTAGCAATTGGGATGTCATTTTATTTTTTCCTCTCCTTAATTAATACCTGCTAATTTGCGGATGTTTATCACATCTTCGTCTGTTTCATTTGCCTGTGTTGTTGCCTTAGGTTTGTTCCCTGTTGTTTCTGTTTTTGATTCAGAAATTATTGTTGGCTTTCTGGCATCCTTCATTACGTGTGGAAGATACTTGTTGAAAGCTGTTTTTAAATTGTCAGTCTGCACTGTTTCTAACAGATTTGACATAACTTCTTTTTTGTCGCCGGACAGAGGCTGTAACATTTCGTTAAGAATCTTGTCTCTACGATGTCTTGATTCGATCTTGTCTTTCTCGATCTTTGTTGACTCATAAAGCTTTGCTTTCTCATCGATTTGTGTTTGGGCTTCTGCAAGTTGCTTCTGCATCTTACGAACTTCTGAAGTCTCATTTAGGTATGAAGACAGATACTCAGAAGCATATGCTTCAAATATCTTTCTACCAAAATTGTTTTCTCTTGCAGTCTTAATGTCCTCTTTGAACTGAGTCATCTCTTTTGTGATGTTCTCGCTGACTACTTGTTCAACAATTTTGCTTGCCTTTTTAATGAATGCTGATCTAATTTCTGCAAATTTTTCTTTTGCTTCTTTGACCAGTTTGACGCGAGTTTCAACAACTGCCTTCTTGTCTGCTTCGAACTCTGTAAGTTCTTTTGCAAGACTTGAAGTTACAAATGACTCAAGTGTTTTAATCTGTTCTGCCATTTGTTTTTTGTCTTGTTGTAACTCTGCCATCTCATTAGCAAGTTGCTTTGTGATGAATTTTTGTAGCATCTCCATGTGTGGTTTGACGCCTTTTTTGTACATCACTCGCTGGGCCGCTAGTTGTTTTCTGTCTTCAACAAATTCACCGATTTCTTTTTTCAGTGATTCGTTCATCAAACGGTCCATTGCTTCAACCATTACAGACTTATCATGTTCATAACGCTTGGCAAACTCTTCCCTAACTTCTGTCTTAGCTTCTTCTTTGACTTCTGATATCTTCTGATCCCATGCTTCTTGTATTTCAGCACGTGTGTCTTCTGTTACCAGGTCTTTGTCAAGGAGTTGTTTGATAATGTCTAGCATGTTTAGTCTCCTTTAGCCTATTTTCAGATCCTTAATTAATTGGATCACTCCATCTTTAAGATGTCGCTGTGCTCTTGCATCTTCCTTAACTGCTTTTGCAACTTCCAATACTCTATGTCCATGCTTCATGTTTAGAAGACTTTCATAAATTGGAGTTGGATAAGCATTAGGAGCTGATGGTTGTGCAACAACATCTACGGTAATAATGTCAAAGTCGGACACATTACCTGTTGTTTCGTCTACGTTGCCTGATCCCCTTGATGATACGCCTAGTTTTACGCCTGATTGTAGCATTGTTTCTACAAGTTTACCCATTGGTGTAGGTAAAATTTTTAATTTTCCATACCCGTTGTGGCCATCCATGTACATGCTGGTCAGCATGTGTGATACTCTATCTAAATTAATTTTAAGATCCTCTGGATGATCAACTTCGCCGAGGACACTTTGGCCCCCAGCGATTGTATCGGATATTTTACTAACTGCTTTGTTGATCTCGGAGGTTGGATATACTCTCTGGTTTGCGTTCTTTACGTTACCTTGAATACAAATACCTTTCATGTACAAATCCTTACCTTCGTTAGATGATTCAACAACCACTCTAGCTTGATCGAAAGTTAAGTGTTCTGATAGTACTTGCATACCCTAGTCCTTTACTTTTTAGCAACAGGTGATGTTGCGTCTGCAGATCCTTCTGTTGTTTCTGCCTTTGGTGCATTTTCCATCTTCGCTGACTTAATACCACCAGCGTTTTTGAAAGATGATCCCATTGGCTTTGCAGTGTCGCCTGTTAATGCTTTGCCTACGCCACCTTTTTCGTCGCCTTTGCCGAATTCGTGTGCTTTAGCATCATTTACAGGTTTGTTTTTACCGGCCACAGGTGATTTCTTTTGGTCTGCACCTGATTCTTTGCCCATTTTTTCTGCTCCATGGCCTGATTTGACCATTTCAGCATATTCTTTTACAATGGTGTCTGCATCTTTTGATTCTTCTACTGACTCTTCCGGCTTGTCGTCATCTTTGTCCATCATTTTTGCAAACTCGGCTTTTAATTCGTCAAGTTCTTTTTCTAATGGCTCAAACATTTCCTCAGTTTCAGGATCTTTGTCACCGTCATCATCAAAGTCACCGTCATGATCCATACCTTCTTCATCGTCATCTTTGTCATCCATGTCCATGTCATGCATGCCTTCATTTTCAGACTCGATGTCTCCTAGTAGGTCATCAGTTGCGTCTCCGCCGATTTCTTCGATTGTTTCGTCAGCTGATTCTGCAGGCTCTTCCTTTTCGTCTTCGTCCTCAGGATCGCTTACATCTTCTTTGTGCATTCCGGCTTTAAGCTTTTCTTTTTTATCTTTATCTTTCTTATCGCCATGTGCCATTGCGTTTACTTTTTGTTTATCTTTGTGCATTGCTTCTTCAACTTCATCAGCGTCATCTTGGTCTGCTGATTCTTCAGTTGCTTCTGCTTCCTCGTCTGCTAGTATGCCTTCATAGATAGAGCGTGACTTTTCTACAACAATTTCGTGGAAAAGCTTTTCTGCTTCATCTTTCTGCTCATTTACAAGCAAGTCAAGGAGTTTTTCGAATTTAGACATGATTTTGCCTCCTTTTGTAGTGAATATTTAACTTTGTAGAGAAATACAGCCCTTTTAACTGCTCTTTTTTGGCATTTTTTGAAGATGTTCTTCAAACACATTGTAATTAATGTCAATCCAATTGGTTTTTTGTGCTAGTTTATTAGGACTCTTCTGTTTTGGTTGCACAACATGATAGAATTTGGCATTGGCATGCCTTGTGGTGTTTTGTAGCATCTGGTTAAGCCAGTTGCCAAAATACGTTCTATCCGAGTTTTCTTTGCGATATCGATCTGTGCCTTTGTACATGTTGTTTAACTTGCGGCCGTCTTTTTCATCACCTATAGTGCCATCTGCTTGTATGCCAAAAAAGTCCATGCCCAATAGATAAATGGTTTGAAACTTTTTATATTCAAGTGCAATGCGTGTGGCAGTGGGTCCGCTTGACCATCCCCAGTCTTTGGCAATGCGATTAGGTCGTGGATCTTTGATTCCACCACGTGGATATGTCCACATTTCGACTTTGTCTGGTACATCACGCTCACAGATGTATTTTACCGTGGCTATGTCAACTGATACCAGTGCATCTGGCCAAAAGTTTTCTCTCAATGGCAACACGTTCATGCCAATGATGTAGCCTTTGTGTTTTAACTTGTTAAGATCGAATCCTCTTCTTGATTCTCCATTTGCAATTATAAAGCATATGTCGCCTTTTGGCTTATATTCTGTATCCTTAGGGGGTATAGGCACACTTTTGGGCCTGTTTTTTGGCGGCATTGTTTTAGGATCAGGCATGTTGGCCTTAAGTTCTGCAAGTGTGCTTTTGGCATCACGCATTTGTTCAGCAGTTAGCCAAGCACTTACATCTCCAACCTTGCCAAAACATCTAACAGTTTTTTCACCACGCAATATAGCTTCACATGCGGCTACTTGCCATTGTATTCTTCTACTTGCCATTGATGTCAGTAGTTATTAAAGAGTAGGTTGTGATGCGTCAGCAACTGAACCGCCATACATTTTTTGATACAGTTCACGGTCTTGGCGTTGATCATTTCTTCTTGCCTGCATTTGATGACGTAGTGTGTTGATCATTTCGAGAGTAAGTCTGGATTTGCGAGTGTCGTTGTCCATATCATACAAAGTTTTGTCTTGTGTGTTGTCGTATCTGACTTGATTGTCAAGAGAGTCAAAAAATTCAAGCAGTTGCATAAAATTATTTATTAAACTTCTTCGTCGCCTTCGTCTCCACCGACGCCTTCGCCTTCTTCACCAGCTTCGATTGGAGCATCTGGCTCTGTTTCACCAGTTTGTGCATCAAGATCAGATGCTATGCCGCCACCAGTGACTCCAACATTACGGAGATCAGCACCCTGCACACCATCCTCTTTGCTTTCGCCTTTTTCTTCAGACCACATTTTTTGATTGTGTGCCATTTCTTCTTCAGAAAGTCCTAGGAAACGTTTTAGTGCAAATCTTTTGGATAGATATGGAACTTGTTCGATCTGTGTGAACGCTTGGACACGTTGATTGTCCAGTTCAATCTGTCTGTATGCGGCAAAATTTTGTGGAGTATTGAATTTTAGATCAAATAGTGCTGTATCAATGTTGATGCCTCTGTTTTTGAGAAACAGTTTGAATTCTCTGTTGATTGCTGGCACAAGTATTTCTTGTAGTCTTTCACAGTATTTGTTGAATCTTAGTTCTTGGATGTATGCTGTGCCTACTCTGCCATCTGAATACTGTGGATTGGCTCCATCATCTGGACCAGTTGGCAAGTAAGAACTTGGAATCCTTAGAGCACGATATAACTTGTTTGTAAAATATCTTAGATCATCAATTTCACCTAAGTTGGTTCCACCTGGCAGTGTCTCAACTTTGGATCCTCTGCCTTCTGCTGTTTGTGGAAAGAAGTAGTCTTCATTGATGGACAGTGGATTGTATGTGGCATCTATTTGATTGGATCCACCTGATATGGAAGGAATACGTCTTTGATGTATTTCATTTTTTACACGTTCAACAAATCCCATGGCCATGTGTGTGGGCATGTTGCCTACGTCAATGTAGAACACTCTCCTCTCTGGAGCACGATGCACTCTGTAGATTATAATGGCATCTTCAAGTAATTCTTTTTGTTTGAAAGTTTTAAAAACAGTTTCCAATATGGATGTGCCAAAAGGAAAGTTTGTGTCTAAGCCTTCACTCAATGAAACATGACACACATGATTGGCATCCACAGCATGTTGATTGATTGTGGTTTCAAATCTTCCACCCTGTTGACCATATGTGCCGGCATAACCTGCGCCTCCGCCTCCACCATATCCTGCTTTACTGCCATACTGAGTGTCGCTGACAGCAGATGAACCTGGTGATGAATATGTTACATTGGCTGCCACTTGTGATCCTGAAAGTGATTCTAAATTTAAATTAAGATCTCTAAACACATACTGTTCTGGACGCTTGCCTTGTGATTCATTGACAATTACTTTGTCACACTTGGATGCCGCCACATGTATTAGTTCTTGTGTTTCTGGATCTCTAATGAAAAATGAGTCGCCATATTTTAGTGTGTTGCGGAACATTCTGAATGCTCTGCGATTCCATTCATTCACTGTGGAAAATTGTTTCAATGCATCTCTTAAAATGAGTGCTTCTGTTTCTGTGGGTTTGTCTTTGTAGCGAATGTCGAAAGGAGTTTCAGTTTGTTTGTTGGGTTGTGTGCAAAATTCTGCAATGATGTCAAGTGCGGCATTAACTTCAGAGTCTTGATCCATTTGATCATATTGGAAGTAACGCTCCATCCTATTGGGATGACCTGTGTAAACTTCTGGAAGATATGATGTGTAGTTGCGTTTGCCCACAGCACTCATTGGACTTGATGTGTTTACTCCAGATACAGGAGACATGGCGCCATCTGGCTTGACTAAATTAAAATACTTTTTCCAACTCATGACTTATTATTATATGTGTTTCCTGTCTGCTTTGCAAGTATTTAATACTGGAACCCTTTGCTTCTCTTGGTTTCTTTGAGTATGTTGGATTGGATCATGTTGCCAGTGTTTAGTATTTCACTGATTCTTTTCAAAATATCATCTGATGTGTTGTTGTTTACTGTGGCGGCAGGTTGAACAATCCTATCGGTTGCCACAGTGGCTTCTGGGGTTGTGGTTGGTGAAGCCATGGCATCGATTATACCTCTAGCGGCACCCATAATTTCACTAGTGGTTGCATTGTTAATTACTTCACCCATCTGTCCGAATCTTACAAGTTCAGGACCACCTTCACCTACCATTGATAGTGTGTTGCCACCAAATGCACCACCTAATATGTTATTGTTTATTGGTGTCATTTTGTCACCACCAAAATATGCAAATTTATTGCCATCTTCATCTTCGTAAATTTTTCGTCCTAATCCAAAAACTCCAGTGGTCTGTCCTGTATCAGTTAGTCCACCAGTTTTAGTTGCTACTATTTGTTCTTCCGACACGCCTGCCTTCTTTAAGAGATCTCCGAATGCATCAGTCAGCATTACAGTTATATCTGCCAACCCTGTAAAATTATCAGACAGGGTATCAAATATTTGGCTTTGAAAGGCACCTACAGCATCTTCAACTTCAGCAGCTTGCATTATTATTCTTGCAGTTTCCTTGTCTATTTTGATTCCTGACTCTTTAGCTTTGGCTATCAGTTCGTCTGAAGAAAATTTGCCATCTTTGGCCAAGTCCTTTGCAATGCCAAATTGTGTTGCGTACACTTCGTTTACTGCCGCAACCAACTCTTCCTGATTTGTAATCTCTTTATTTGTTTTAGCAGATGCCAATTGAAAAGTTTCTAACTGTGCTTGACTTCTTTGTATTTGTAGGAAAAAGTCGCCTAGAGAGCCTACAAATCTTGGATCCAAAAATCCAAGTTTAGTCAACTCAGTCAACGAATCAACTGACTGTGCACCTACTTGTAATATTCTAGCTATAGACGCATCAGCATCACGTGCCCCGCCAGCTATGACATCTAGTTCTGTTTGCAAAGCGTTGACTAGTCCTGGAGCAGAAGCCTCAAGCAATGCTGTTTGTTCATCGGTGATTGTGCCAAATGCCAATAACTGTTTGGCAGCTTCGCCAACAGGGCCTTTGAGTCCTGACACAAACGTGGTTAACACATCTCTTTGATCAGCAGGGAAAGCTGCCAAGGCAGCCTGAAATGCCGCATCAGTGGCCAACTGTAATTGCTGTTGTCTCTGTTCTTGAGCCGATATGCCTGTTATTTCAGCAATAACACGTTCACTTTTAATTCTGTCCTGTAGTGCTTTGTTTAAATCGTTTTCTGATAGTCCAAGTATCCTTGCATTATTTCTATTGGCCTGGATAAAGTCGGAAAATTCTTCTGCAATCTCATTAGACCCAAGTCCTAGTAACCTTAATCCTATACCAAGTTCAGAATTGTCAGCAGTTAAATTACGTAGCCTCTTTGAAAATA